TGCCGTCATCTTTTACCACCATTGATAGCAGATAAGAGGTGCCGGCAGAAAGCCAACCGCATATAAAAAAGTTAGCGATTGTATAATCAAAAGTAAATAGTTCGGTGCCGGCGTTTATCAAAAAAAGTAAACAACCAACCCAAAATCCTATACAAAGCGGGCAATGAAACAAAGTATTCCACTTTTTGCTATAATCTTTTTCAGGCCTTAAGTCTTCGAAGATCTTGCCGTAGACCAAAATAAAGGTCAAGCCATAAGAGGCAAGCACAAAGTAAAGTAATTCCATTAAATCTCCAATTTTCTTCGTTAAATTTTATTAGATACATTTATTATGCTGATTGGGGGGTCTGGTTCTCTGAACGCAGAAGGTCTTAAATCAATACCAGCCTTTTTAAATACCCATAAAAGTGGCTTTAAAGCAATTCCTCCGCCGGGAAGGGCAACAACACCCAATAAAGCAGATCCTACTGAAACATCTTTAAATTGTTCTATAACAAATTGTTGTTGTTCTTTTGAGAGATCTGCGCCGGCCATCATTGTATTAATAAGCATTATACCTTCTTTTGTTTCTTTCCACTCTTGATGTAAGTTCTTTAAAAAGTCTTTTGTATCTTGCCAAATTTTCGCTGGTTTGGCTTTTATCCAATTCCACGCATCTTTTATCATGCCTTCTTCGATTAATTTTCGTTCTTCTTCGGTTAAAGAGTCAAATTTTACTTCTTTCACAAAGCCACGCCAGTTTTCCATTATTAATTGCATCAGTAAGTGTATCTCCCATAATGATAGGGTGAAAACATTCCTGAGCGTCTTATGCCACCTTTTTCCTCTTCATGGGGAACCTCACCTAATTCTGTTGTGTGTTCATTATCTGGGTCTGTGAAGTGATCGTCGAGCATTTCATCATATGCTTTGCTAGATTCGAAATACGGTCTTTCTGTATTTATCCATTCGCTGATTTGATAAAGAACATAATCAATTGATTCAGGTTGTCGGTCTCCTTTCATCTCAAGCATAAGACCTTCCATTGAACCATATACATTCCCGCCTTGGATAGAATCGTAAGCTATTACACCTTGTTTCCTTAAATAATTAAATAGGCGATTCTCTGCTCCATAAACAACATCAGACATCATGTCTTTTGCAAAAGCAACAATTTTCTTTTTTTCTGTTAAAATGATAATATCGATATCATTATGATCAAATACCATGAGATCTCCGTTCAAAGCTCTCCTAATATTCAACTTAAATTCATAAACCTGTTTCGTGGGATCATGTATATTAATTTTTACAGGTGGTTCTGCTATGCTTACTTTAACAGAATTATCAACATAAACCGGAATTTTTTCTTCTGGTTCTATTCTGATTCCTAATGGATTCTCTCTATCAATATTAATTCTTGGCATTACTTTTTAACCTCTTCAATTAGATCTTGAATGTAAAAAACATCTTTTACTACTGTTTCTGTTATTGGAGTATTAGAGAAAGAGTCAAGCTTGGTCAAAACACGCCCTAATTTGGATGAAAGTGCATCATTTTTAGCGTTTTTTGTGTTTTCCGTAAGTACACCTATCTCTTCTTTAAGTCGTGAAATTTCCTCATTTAGGAACGATTTAAGGCCAAGTCCATTGTCAGAAAATGAAACAATATAATTGGTTAACAAGTCTTTTTGTTCTTTTCTTAAACTGTTTTCGTATGTTTTGTTAAACTTATTGACAAAAGTCTTATATGTTAAATTGTCGACATGTCTCATTTCTTCTTTAATCAACTTTTCTTTCGTTAAATACTGAACCAGCCTTGCTTCAATCAATAGCCTTGCTTTAGCTTTTAATTTTGAATCAAAAAATGTTCCAATAGAAGCAATGTCTTTGTAATTCGATATAAAATTTGCAAATGATGATGGAGATAATGTCTCATTAATAGTTTTAATCAGTATAGTTTGTGTATTAAAAATACCTTTCCTGTCTAGTTCATGAAAATCTTTAAGAGTTTCGGTTAAAAATCTTTGAGCGAACCCCTTTGGCACTTTTTTGCACTCCAAAATTGAACGATAAACCTCCAAATCTTGCTTTAATAGAGACCCTTTATAAAAAAACTCTTTTAATATTGCTAATATTTCTTTTTTTCTTTTGTGTTGTTCTCTTATTACTGATTTTGTGAGTTCCTTTACGAGACACTCATAAAGAAAAGCGGTGTTTCTTTTCTTATTATGCTTCATCTTCATCTTGTTTCCTCTTAATTTTAGTTTTTAATCCTTCCAATAAAACAGATATTTCATCTTTTGTATTAAATAGTTTATTTTCTTCAATAACGTGTGATTCCATTATACCTTTGCCCAATTGTCTCAAATTAGAGTCATATTTGTGTGCGCCTCTTAAACCATCTGAGTATCCTTTCCAAATTGAGCGATTTGTGTTTCCGTATTCTCCGGTTGCCATGTTTTTCATTTGTTTTCTTCTGCCACCTTTATTATAAGAAGATTTGTGCCTCCTGTACTGTCCGCGCTTCCTAGATCTAACTGCTGATGGCTTTATCCATATAGAATCATCTCTTTTTGCTGGTGCTGCTAAAAGTGTTTCTTCTTCATCACCTGCCGCTTCTTCGCCTCCAAGGTCCATTTCTTCACCTCCAAGATCTCCTCCTAAATCTCCCCCTAGGTCACCACCTAAATCTCCTCCAAGATCTCCTCCTAAATCTCCTCCAAGGTCACCACCTAAATCTCCGGCCTCTCCGGCTGCTTCTCCTTGAGCGGCTGCTTCAAGACTAGCAGCAAATTTCTTATCAAAAAACATTTCTCTCTGCATTCTGAGAAACTCTTCTTCTGATATTCCGAGCATGTGCTCTGCAACCCAACGCTTAGAGAAGTAATTCTCTGTGGCGGCTCCGGCTGCTTCAAACCTAACCTTCCAGTGTTCTAATTCCTGTAATTCGGCAATTTTTGAGGGATTATTCAAACCCAGTTTAAATGACAAAAGGTCATCTCCACGATACCCAAGAGTAAAAAGATGTATAATTCCAATTTTTTCTAGCTCTGATACAATAGAGCGTTGTAATCTTTGAATTGTTCTGGAAAATCTGATGTCTTTTTGTGCTAGTGTTGTTTTGTCTTCTTGTGCCCCTTCGCCCATAACCAAATAAGATTGTGGGATCTTAAGAGCGGCAAATAACTTTTCTCTTAAATATTTAACATCCTCTATCTGGCCTGTATACTGACCGCCGGCAAGGGGTTCTATTTTAGTGTTGGAAGCTCCACCACGAACAGGAACGAAATAGTCTTCTTCAATTGACAACGGATTATACCTAAGATCAACCCGGCCAGTTTTATCGTCAACAACCTGATGTCGTTTCATTTGAGTCATTACTTTTTGCATGTATTGTTCAACGTCTTGAGGTGGAATTGCTCCAACATCAATATAAAAAACTCTCCTTTCTGGAGATCTTACGATACGATATGCCATCATAGCATCTTCCAATAAAGTTAGTTGTCTCCAAATTCGTCGGGCCGGTTCTAGAACAGAGGTGCCATAAGGATAGTGCTTGTCATTTCCTAATACTCTAAAATGAGCTACTTGCCAATTTTCAAGAGTAAGACCAGCAGTATTCCACTGAAATTGAACATAGTTTGGGTTTTCTTCGTCTTCGCCTTCAAGTCTTTCAATCTCTCGCTGTGGGACGCCTATGCACGTTTTTACACCCATCTTATCATCCAAATCTAAATAAAGAAACAAATCACCATATTTACACATGGTTCTAGCCCAGCCAAACAAATTATGCTCAATGTTCAAAACATTATAATACAAAGAATTTAAAATCGCTTTAATTTCTTCATTGGGGCATTTAATTTTTAACATTGGCTGAATTGAAGAGTGAGTAGTGATTTCGTCTGCATAAATATCAACACTTGATGCGATTATAGGCTCGTACTCCATTTCATCAAAATCTATGTAACGCTCTGATCTATTTCTATTGGAAATCATACTGACAGTTATAGATTTCATGGCGTTGTATTCAGTCTTTTTAAATTGTTTTCCGCTAGCGGATTTAAATTTAGAAGAAAATATATCTAGGTGACGCCTTCTAAGTTGTCGTCCTGTTTGAGTTCTTCTATTTATAATTGGTCCTGAAAATAATCTTGTCAGGGATTTAAATAATCCTGATGATTCGTTGTACGGGTTTTTTCCTTTCTTATTATGAGTCATTTTTTCTATCCTTTATAGATCCATGGGTGGAGTGCTAATTGTTCTTTGAATTCTTGTTGTTGTTCTTTTATCTTCTTATCGTAACCTTGCATACCTTTAATTGCTGTATTCATAACGCTGTCGCTCTTATACATAGAATTTATCATTGCTTTTTTGTATTCAACCTCTCTCTTGTTGACTTGTAGGGCGGTATCTTTTACCCAACACCCAATTGCAATTGCCATTATTAAGTCATCATTATATGATCTCATTGCTTGTGGTTTTCCATTATTCCATATAAAGGTTTTAAATTCATGATATAGTCTTGAAGAATATGTCGTTAACATTCTATTTCTTACAAATTCTTCTAATTTTGCAACAACTAGGGGTCTTGTCTTGGTTGAAGTAGTAAAGCCGGGTATGGCTCTCTCCATAGTCTCACCTTGATGAGCTTCAACAAATTCATGAGTTGTCTTCATTGAATAATATAAGTTGGGATAACCTAAATCAACTAGCTTTTCTAAAATAGAAATACCAATTCCATTGTTCTCCACAACCATCAAACATCCACCGTATTCCATACCAGCATCAAACAAAATCTTAGAATACATATCTAATGTGGGCTTACCTTGGTATTCTGCCACAGCTTCCATTGTATTAAGTTTTAATACATGAAATACGGAGTTGTCTGCTCCATCTCCACGAGCAACATCCGCAGTCAATAAATATTGGTTATTACCATCAAATTTATCCCATATCCAAAAATTTCTATCATATCCTGTTCTGTATATTGGGTCTTTAATATTTCCCTGTATCCAAGATAAGTCATCTGGGTGTATGACAGTGTCCCCTGATGTATTGAAATTGCAAAGAAGCTCCTGAGCAATTTGTCTTTTGGACATATTTTTGGTTTCTTTTCCAAACCAAGCTTGATCACGCTCAGGGTGAACATCCCACATCAACTTTATAGGATTAAACTCGTTATCTCCATCAACAGCACCAACATAAGTTTTATGAAACCAATTGCCGGTACCTTTAGGAGTTGACAAAGCAATACAGCGACCACCAGTGGCCAATGTAGAATAGACCGCAGTCCATATATCGCTCATCTTCTCAATATGTGCCGCTTCATCGACAACAAGCAATGACAATGCCTCTGAGCGACCAGCGTCTTCTGATGTGGGAACTGCTTTAATAATGGATCCGTTTGATAATTCGAATGATGTTCTGTTATCTACATCAATCGTAGCCAACTTCAGCCAGTCTGGAAGGCTCTTC